GTGACAGTGTATTTGTTACTAAACTCATCAAGATTAACATCATCATATTCCAGCTGATCAACATTAATCTGTGACGGTGCATCGACGCTGTAGTCATCAGTCAGCATCGTCGCCTTAATCGGATCTTGATAGTTGATTGTTGGCGCAGTCACTGTCGGAGCTGCTCCGCCTGCCACACCTTTTGCTAACCCGATTGCGTCTGTGATGGCACCTTTTGCTGAACCCATATCGGTGCCTAAATTATTGTAGGCAGTGTTAACAATATTCTTTGCCTGATTGATGTCTTTAAAACCGCCACTAGGATCACGCAGTTTGCTGATCGCACCGATCCCTAAGTTTTTTGCAGTCTGCAAGTCAAGCGGATCTCCAGCCCAGAATTCGTTGTAACTGATCTCACCATCGTTGTTTGCATCAAAGTTATTGAACCCTTCAAACTCTGTTAAGTTTCCTTCGCTGTCAGTCACGTTATTAAGCGCAAGACTATAGATCTTCTGCTTAAATTCTTCGTCGGTTATGGTATCACCTGTAGGGTCATCAACCTCTGGAAGATCAGGGGTGTCAGGCGTATTATCCCCGCCACCATCACCCTCTGGAAAGTAAGGCAGATTACTTTGCGAATTTCTGCTTGGCGTGTCCAAAAGTGACTCAATTACTTCTTCGGCTGTAGGTCCATCAAAGTCATATGAAGGGGGTGCATCTTCAGGTGTGTTACTCTCAAATTCAGATCCGTCTGACGAAGTGCTACTGCCACCACCGTACAAGCTAGTAAAAAACTCTGGCAGACCTGTGTAAGGATTGATGGTGCCAGCTCCGCCCATCATTTTAAGCTTTTTCATTTCTTCAGGTGTCAAGTGCGCCAGCATCGTGTCACCGTATCTGCCGAATTCATTTAGCTGGCTTGCAGCCTGACGCATCTTCCCGAATCCTAAGTTTCCCATCACAAATCCTTCTGTATTGAAACCATTATTTTTTTAGGGTCTAAGTCTTTCTGAAACTCGCGCATCCACCCGCGTCTTCCTCGTATCTCAATAGCAGATGCGCCACCATTCCGCGCATACTGTTCGACCTCTGGTTGAAGTGCCATCAGTTCTCTTTTCTTTCCTGCTGCCCAATGTATTCTAAATATCGTTTTCAGCGGGTAGTGTACAAACTCTGCAACTGCTGCACTGTGTTCTGTCGAGATCAGATGCAGCTTGCCTGCAATAATGGCGTCCTCTACATCCGCCCAGCGGTGCGTGCCTAATTCCTTCAGAAGTGGCTCAATATACTTCTTCGCTTTAGACGTAAGGGTTAGAAGTCTGTCTAGGTCGGTATTCACTGTCTACGCTCACACTTGTTGCTGACAATGTACCACTGTTACTGACGGTAATTTTGAACCAACTGCCGTCAGGACTTTGCAAACACACACTGCCGGAGCCGACGAAGTTGTCCTGATCACGCCGCATCTTTGTCTGGTCATCGCTGATCAGCTCATCACGCATCTTTGCAAAATATTCTGAGCTGTATTCTTCAGGCGGAAGCGGAAGTGCCTTCATCGCCTGCCTCCCTGTGTGACTTCCATCCTGACACGTCCGATGTCCCAATCCTGATCATACGGACTCTCGACACGCAGGCTGACTTCCCGACCCTGTACGCGAATATCAGTGTAGCCGTCAGACTGTATGTCATAGATGGCAGACTCTGCCTCTGTGTCTTCTGGTGTCTGCTGTGTCTTAAACTTAAAACGCAGCCCGTTGTCGCCTAAGTTTTCTGTGTCAGTAATCAGCTGGTTTGCGTGCATGATCCTGTCACCGTTGCCCATCTCAAACGGACCTGACTCTGCAAAGACATAGGCCGCTTCGTTGGTTGCGTCTGTACCCTGCACCAACGCACGGTCCTGCAGTCCGACGTTCTGAAACGATGTTGGGACTGCGACGCCTTCTGCTCTGCTTGTGGTGGCACCCTTCTTCTCATGCTGGTAGAGCAAGCCGTCGGTGCCTAACCCGATAGGGTAGGAAAACACCCCGCTGTCAATCATTGAGGTGCGCGGCAGCTGTCCGATTGACCACCAGTTTTCTGCAAAGTTCCACACCACATACTTGTTCACCTCTGTTGAACCTTTGCCGACATAGAACCACCAGATCTCATTAAACTCTTTGTTGGCTGCACCGTAAATCATGCTGGTGTACAGCTCGTTAATGTCGTCAAATACATAGGCGGCAACTTCCGACTGTAGCGGCTTGACTACACCGTCGTACATCCAGAATGAACCGTCTGAGATCCACGCGGCAATTCCGCGGACTGACACGGCTGCCTGATTTGATATAAGCCCACAGGCATCACCGATTTTACTCCGCCCGTAGATGTAAGGCGGGCCGACCCAATCAAGTGCATGACAGTCGTTTGATGTCCACACCAGTATGCGATCACCGACGCGCTTTGCCGACATGATCGAGCCTGCTGTCTCAAGTTCAAACGAACCTGCGGTGTTGGTTGCAGCAGGTGTCCACACAGAGCTGCCGACTAATGCTTCCTGATCACCCCACTTCACCAGCTTCGGGTTTCCGCCTGACCCAAGACAGATGACAATCCGTTCCTTAGATACAATGACACCTAAGTTCTGAGTCGGTGCGCCTGTCACTACCGCAGCAGCTGTCTGTTGTCCTAACTGCGACGGTTGCCAGTAATACAGCTTGCCGTCAGAGGTGCCGACTGCGACCAAAAACTCACCGAAGGAATCAAACGACCACGTTGTCGCGTCAAGTGTCAGACCTGTTGTTGCGGCATCTTCACCAAACCCGCGTGCTGCGCTTAGTGTAATAGCACTGCCTGCAGATTCTGTTGACAGCCCGCCTGCCGGAATCGTTAACGTGTTTGCTGCAACCGTCGAGACATGATGGAAGTTAGGATAGGTTTTATTGTTTGCACTGTTGCTAAACCCGCTGGCTTGTATGTCTTCTGGCCCGCTAAAAATAGTGGTGAAGTCTGTTGAGGTGCTGGTGATGGTAGTGCTAGAACCGACTGCGATGTCAGATGCGGTGACCGTCTTAATAGTTGTCGGCCCGTTAAACCTGCCTGCACCATATCCTGTACCCTGTGATGATGATGCAGAACCCTGCTGAAATCCTGAAGGTGTGACATTGAAAGGCGTGCCTACGCTTGATGCATAGATGTAAAGCTTCTGGCCTGTCCCAATCGCTAGAAGGCTATTACCTGCCTGCGACTTCCACGCAAACATCGATCTGCCGACGCCATCAAGTGCCGACGTGGTGATCTTAGACCAGCCGCCGACAGGACGCATTCTGCCATCACGCCAGCGGATCAGGTTTGCATCATACCAGCGTCCGCGTGCCTGCAGTCTGGTGCCGTTACGGAATACGCCTGCAGGAAGTTCTAACGGTATTAGGGGCATAGTCCTTCCTGATAGGCAGTTTTGCCATCATTCTTTACTGCAGTCCGCACGTCTTTTTTGTTGCCTACAGGTTTATAGGAACAGTGAATCCAGCCGCCATTCGGTGGCGAATAGAACTCAAGTATGAGCTGCGAGAAATCTAAATTGTCACGTATGAATGTTGCGACTTCTAAGTTGTCTACACCGTACAGCTCAAAATCTGCAGCTGCGCCATCGATGCAGGCATGTTCGCTGGTTGGTTTGCTACCTAATGCTGTACACAGGTCGGGGTGCCTGTACCCGCTTGATATGGTCAAGACCTTACCAAAGTGGTCACGCACAGGCTGCAGTACCATTGCGCACAACAGTGTCAGATACGCGACCTGCTGCTGTGACGGGGTTTGATCGATTCCTAATCGGACTGCAGTTTGACTATTGATCAGCTCCTTCAGGACAAAGTTTTTGGTCAGCCTCAATGTTTTCTTCCTCCGTTAAATCTTCACAAATGCAGGGCTGGCATTTGCAATTCTGACAACAGTTATTACTTTGTTCAGTGAAGCGCACACCTAGCCCCGCAAGAATCCTGCGACATCTTTAAATTCATTGTCTTCCATCTTGTCCACTATCGTGTTCAGGACAGACATGTTCTCTTCACCTATCTGCTCTTCCACCTGCTCTGCCACAAGTGACTGTGCTTTTGATACCACTAAGTTTTTTACTAGATTAAGCAGAAACGCTTCCATTTTCCTCCGGCTGTGGTTGTGGTTGTGGTTGTGCTGCGGGTTTATCTTCAGCCATTAAGTCTGAATCCCCGTTAAAATAAAAGGTGGCAATTCCTGAGATGACACTGATAAAACTACCGATCAAAATGTTCAGTAAATCGCGGCTCGACTGCGCCATCTCTGTGTCTGCAATCAGCATTTTATGCACTATGTACAAGAAGATGCCAAACGCGACAAAGCTGATGAATAGCCGTCCATAAAAACGTGCAACCGTTATCTTCTCATTAACGGTCATTGTGTGTTTTAGCGGTTTCGGCGGGTCTGGTTTTTCTACGGTAGTGGTCGTTATTTCTTTTGCCATTATTTTCTCTCCATCATACGCATTTCAGTCAGCAGCTCCTTCATTGTCTGCGTGTTGTTTTGAATCGCGTTTTTCATCTCATCAATCATGTGAGTAGTGCTTTCAACTAAGTGAATGAGGCGTTCATCTTGTTGTGTATCTTTAGCTATTAATTCTGCCCTCTCGCGCTTACACTGGTCTTGCTGGTACTTAATAAACCAGAAGGCGCACAGAATAACGATTGCAGGAAGAAACCCTCTTTCCAGCAGCTCGATTACAAGATTTGGTTCTACAGGCATAGGCTTACCATAGGTGTATTGATAGTCTGCAGGATTCATTAGTTAAGTGGATGTCGCCCTTCTGCTTTCTGTTTTTCAATCTCAAGACATGCGACCAGATCACCAATCTCAGGAAGAATCTTCACGCATTCAAACCAATCCTCAAAAGTGCGCGACTTCTCATATTGACCTCTGGCGCGTTCAAGATCCTGAAAGTGTACTTCGATCAGGTTGATTATATCCTGTGGTTGCATCAGCTGGGTTTAGCAGGCCAAGTAATATCGTCAGGGTCAGACTGTGTTGGCACATCTCTAAGAGCTTGACGATAAGTTTTCATGTCAGCACTTAATGTGTTGTCAGACAAAGCTAAGTAGTCTGTTTCTGCTAACCTACGATTCCGATCTGCACGAATGTCCTTCCACTTCTCTGCGGTTTGGTATGCGGTTAGTGCCTCATCGTCTTTTACGATTTTAGATCCGTCCCACTTGAGGTGATAGTGTGTCCCTTCTAAGTCTGTAACGATGTAACTACTTTGGTTAAAACTTATGGTTATATCGTTACCTTCATAATCTGTAGACTCATAACTAAGCGGTGCGTCTGTCTCAACTATTTCATAATCTTCACCACTAAAGTCATAAG